ATCCCGCAGGGATATTACCCTGGTTACGCTCTACACCAAGCGCACTGGGTTTATGTGCGGTTCTCCGCCGCTGTTGAACATGGCGCTGTTGAATGTGAAGCACTGGCAGAGCCAGAGCGAGCAGGACAACATTCTGCACGTCGCGCGCGTCCCTCTGCTCACGGTATTCGGGCTAGAGGATGGGCAGGAACTGGTAATTGGCTCTTCGTCTGCAACTCAGTTCTCCGATCGACAGAAACAGGGATTGGAATATGTCGAGCATACTGGAACCTCAATTAGTGCCGGTAAAGAGTCGCTAACCGACCTGGTGGAGCAGATGCGCCAGGCAGGCGCGAAACTGCTGCGCACTGACAACACCTCAACCAAGTCTGTTGACCAGACCTCAGAAGAGAAGATGCAGGAGCAGTCACCGCTCTACACCATGGCAACCAGCCTAGAGGATGCGATCGACAATATCCTGCAGATTATGGCTGAGTACATCGGTGAATCCGAAGGTGGTAACGTCGATGTCCGCACCGAGCTGGATGTCGAGTCGAAAGAGTTCAATCCTCCTGCTGCACTGGCCATTCAGTCGCTACGTCAGGGCGGTGACCTTCGCCGCATAGATGCGATTAAAGCGCTGCAGAAGCTTAACCTGATTGATGCAGACGCAGACCCAGAAAAGGTCCTGGACGAGTTATTGGCTGAATCCTCCTCGCTGGATACCAGAACGATAGGCGAGGTGTGATATGGCACGCACCGTCAATGAGCGCATGGCCTTTATGTGACGCGCTACGGCACCGGCGTCGCCCGGCGCATGGTCGCGTTGCTGAATAGGATGGATGCTGACCTGGCCGCAAAACTGCTGGTGCTGCTGGACGGAAAGCGCGCTGATACCTATAGCGCCCGTCGTCTGGCATCGCTGCTGGCTGGCGTGCGCGACCTGAATCAGCAGGCCTATGAACCGGTTAATGCTGCGCTGACGCGCGAACTGACGCGCTACGTTGAATATGAGACCGGGTATCAGCTGGACCTGTTCAG